GCTTTGCCTTCTGCCAATGCTTGAACACTTGCAAAAACCAGTGTGGAAATTTGTGCGGGAATTACTCCGTCTTTTTGTGATTTGTTATCCGAATATCCTTCGGCAATAACAACAACTGACCCATTAGGGATGCTCAATCCCGATGTCAAATTTACGGGGGCGTTAATCTGTATAATCTTCATATTTTTACAATTTGTTTGATGTGATTAAGGAAATTATCCACGGGCATAGCATACATAAATTTGTACTTTTTTACATTGTAATGCCCATTTGACTTGCACGATTTTTGTACATCTTTTGGATGGCAACCAATTGCATTTTCCGCTTCGCTTATTGATGCAAATTTACCAACTAAAAACATATTATCTCTTGTGTACATATAAACTGCTTTTGCTTTTCCGTTTGCGTATTGATGGTTTTTGATTAGCAACTTCGCACTTTCGCTTTGTGTTGTTCCTTTTCGGCTTCTTCCTTCCAAGCATATATTGCAACATTTTTCATCACGGATACTTTGAGAAATATAACTTGTTTCAACTTTATTTAATGCGTCTACATCGCAAATTTCCAAAACTTCAAATGATGGTACTCCGTATTTGTTAAAACACTTTTGAACCCTATCGTTAGTATGTCTTTGCTTTGCCATCTCCCGTAAATGTTGCAATTCACGCCTTCTTAAGTCAATTGCTTGACCTATATAATAATGCCCGTTTGGGAAGGTAAATTTATATATTCCTATCATTAATGCAAAGGTATCCAAGAAGTTGCATTATATACGCACAACTTATTATTTGTAGTGTCATAAAAAACAAGCCCCGTGGCTGGGCTTGCAATTGCATTCATTTGCGTATTTGTTCCTCGGGGTGGTAGGAATCCTTTTGTTGTGGAGGTGATATCAAAAATAGCACTTGCATTAGCAGTAGTAGCACCCAATGATGCGCTACCAGACCGTACTACAAATGTGTTTATACCTCCAAAAGCCCCGAGCCCAACACCGCTAAATCCCGCAATTTCCACTCCGTCAATTGCTCCTGATTTCTTTGCATAATTTAGTGTATCTCCAAAACCAAAAACACTACCCGCTGAAATTAAAACACTTGAATCATCCTTAACAGTCAACGCACTTGTCCCCGCACTATTCTGCACCAAAAGTGCTGTTGTGGCGGATGTTGAGCCGCTGCCTTTGATGTGAGTTCGTGCTGATGGTGAAAGAGTACCTATACCGACACTTCCAGTAGTATCTGTATACAAAGAATAAGTACTTCCGTTTTTAATCCGTAAAATATTAGAAACATCAAATTCAAATACAGAAGGCGCATTTAAATATGAAAATAATGCCCTACGACCTGCTATACCACCGCTAATTTGAAAACTAGCATAGTCATTTCCTTTAATTTCTAATTGGCTTGCTGGTGCATTTGTACCAACTCCCAACCTATTATTTGTATCATCCCAAAACAAGTTAGCCGCATCACTTGCAAACGCACTACCATTGCTGAACTGAATCGCACCCGATACTCCGCTTGGATTTGCAGTCAATGTGATATTCCCACTTCCCAAGAGAGATGTGTTGTTCAGCGTCTTTATATTCGTTCCACTTACAAGAGTTTCTTGAACTGCGACATCACCAGAACCCAACAACGAGTTGGAATTCACCGTTTTGATGGATGTTCCACTTACAAGAGTTGGTTGAACTGCGATGTTCCCACTTCCTAAAATTGATGTGGAATTGATGGTTTTAATGTTTGTTCCCGATACCAAAACGGGTTGTAATGCCGTTCCGCTTTGCGTTAAATTACCCGTGAAATTTACACCCGTGGTAGATGCCTCCATTGGTAGGTTTGTACCTAATCCATCGGATAACACTTTTAATGTTCCATCAATTGGTCCGTTATCGCCCACCTTTATTAGGGCATCGTATGTTGTTGCGGGGGTTAAACCCGTTAATGAAATTCCCATATCTTATATATTATTCCAAGTTTCGTTAATTTCTTCCCACTTTGTAGTGATTCCTTGCCATTGCTCATTTGTAAATACGGGGCTTCGTGTGATGTTTCCAATCCCTTGCGCCCATAATGAGCCATCGCAACACTTTCGTGAATACTTATTTTCATTCTTGCATAAACACCCCCGCGTTCCGCCCCCTTGTGGTGAACTCCGTGATGGTGTTTTCCATCCTTGCGATGGTGCTGACTTGTTGTTATATTCTTGACCCCAATCGCTCATCGTTTTATAATTATCATTAACAAAATTAATCCCAAAAACAAAGTTAATCCAATCCATTGTGGAACCTTTACGCGTTCCGTGTACTTTATTTGTGCGGGTAACTGAATTGTTTTGGTGTATCTGATGGTGTCGGCCTTTACAACTGTTTGAACTCGGATAACATCGTGGTTTCTGTAAACAATCGTTTTAACGCCGTCTTTTTCAATTGTAATGGTATCAATCGTTTTTGTTGTGAAAGTGTCTGTAATGCTCACAGAATCGCGTACAAATAGGGTATCAATGGTATGTGTGGATGTTTGTGCCATAGCGGGGTTCTTTTGGATGGCTTTTTTTAAGTGCCATTCGGCCGAACACCCCGTTAAGAATATCATAATGGCGATTATCTTGGTTGTTTTTGTGAATAAATCACATTTGACCGCATTAACGATTTTCAATTGCGTTATGTAGGTGGTCAATTTCTTGACCTTTTCCTCCTTTGGTTTATATGTCTTTTTTACAAATTCCATGTAACGAAATTCGACGGATTACTATTTGGGTATTCTCCCGCTTGTTGGTTGGCGGTGTATTCTGGGTACCTCTGTGGGAAATACGAAAGGTAATCAACGCAACGCCTCCGATAAGTTTCGGCAATGTTTCTTTGTCTTTGGACAATGGTGTCCAATTCCTCCTTGCTTGGCAACTGTGTATTCTCGGGTGAATTACGAACGATACCCGCATTTGTTACCTCATACCCGTGGAATAACAACAAATCACTCATCGCGTAATGGATCAACAAAGGTTGCAAATAGTGTTCAACCAACAAAAGATAAAACCCCGCCAAGGTGTTTGCCTTCACATCATCCAATAACCTACGATACAAAACAGTACCGCACAATTCTTGAACTTGGATGTCCTGGGCTATCTTAATAAATGGGGTTATTTTGTCCACATCAAAATTCCCACTCAATTGGGTGTATTTGAATATGTCCTCCTTGGTGATTAATAATACATCATCGTTTGCGTACATCTCTTATTTGTTTTTTAATGAACCTTTGTTTGGCATATCAATGGGCCTTGTTGATGCCGTTTCCCATCCACTTGGCGAAAATGGAACCCCCGCAGCGTTGGCACTCTTATTTGATACTTCGTTGTAATTTTCTAAATCTCGGTTCTCACCCGTTTCGCCTGGTTGCTTGGGTAAAAATTTACCTTTGATTTGCTTCCTTCTGAATGTTAATCGTTCCCATCTGTGGTGACAATTAACACCACCCTTGTATTTCCAAATGGAATATGAACTTTGTCCGCTTGGGGCAAATTGTCCGTTCACACCCGCATCCCCCATTGTTAAAATATCCTCACGGCGATAAATTACTCCCCCTTTGGATTCTTGAACCATTGTAGAACAAAACTGCCTTGAATTGTCGGCCACGATATTAGGGCCGTACCGATAACGGATTTTGTAAACCCCCTTATCATCACCACTTTTTTTATTGGGGTTTTCATACGCCATGTTAAATCTTAGTTCCTCATCCGCATCCGTAACTTCCGTTACATCAATGAGTTCCCACACATCGTTGTTAATTATTTCCCCACGGGATTTCAAATGTTCCAACCACGAATCTTCATCCGCGATGGTCATATCATTTAAATCAATCTTTTTTTTTAATGACAACGATACGCCCGTTTCTTCCTCGCGTGTTTCATCGTCAATTACATTACCCGTTAAATCCGTAAATTCAAGGGGTTGTAAGGTCTTGAAATACATATTAAGGTTGTAACCATTGTGGTTCAATACCTTGGTAACTGCATCAATAACCAATCGTTGGAATGGGCGAATAACCACATTGTCAAACAAGATAGATGCTGACTTTAATTCATCCGCGTTATTACCAAATCCCGTTCCGTCTTTAATTCCCAATAACAACGGTGATACCACACGATGCGATACCATAACCTTTTGCATTGATTCCGAACTTAGGAATTGATATTGGTTGTGTGCATCACTTAATTGTACTGGGGTGATGTCCGCAGCCGAATCCTTGCCATCGTTCCAACTGATAATAAAACGACCCGCATTGCTTGATCCACCAAACTTAGATTTGATTTGGGCTTCAACCGTATCTTTAACCTCGGCGGGTGGTTGCCCATTGTTGAAGTTTATCAACATACTTGGTGCCAAACCATTCATGATGTTGTTGATGTGGAAATTGGATATCTCCGCTTCCAAGTTTGCATATTGCGTACCGCCTTGGTAGTCCACGGGTGCGAAGTAAAACGAACCCGTTGAATATGGTTTGATGGTTAGTATACATTCGTTCGCGTTTTGGTCGTAACCCC